AGGCGTGGGTTCACAATCGTGGCTGTGAAGCCACATATCACCCTCGATAACGGGGCCAAATACACGACGTGATGTCGGCAATTGGTCCACGCAGAAGAACCGAGCGGCACGAAGCCGCTGCGGTCCTCCCCACCGAAGGAGTTGATTGTGAAGCACCACCCAATGCTGCGGTTCATCTGGAACCTCTTTCAGGTACACGGCGCGAACGTCGTGGCCCATGAAATAATCTCCACCGCAGCTCTCCCTGAAGGGACCTTCACAGAAGGTTTTCCGCTGATTTGTTTCGAAGCCGAAACGGCGCAGCGCCGCTACGAGGGACTCCACGCACCACAAGGGTGCGATGATGTCATCACCGTAGACAAAGGCATCGTCGTCGTTGACTCCTAGAGCTGTCAGCAGCGTCCGGAAAAGCAGCGTTTCGAGTTCGAAGGTGAATCCATTCCCCATGGAAGAGAACTTCTCTAACCTAACGACCCGTCCTGCCACCTCCGTATGAGACGCTCTCAGGGATTCCAGCAACTGGCACCAGTCACTTGGTAGCACCGCCCGAACGAGTTCGAGCGACACCGTGTCTGAGGCCATGCTGAGGTCAATCGTTGCGTAAGCCGCACCTTCACTCGCCATTTTAGCTGCGAGGCGGTGCTGCTCTTGCATTTTGGAGAGATCGACCTTGTAGTACCTATTATACCTGGCCCTCAGCAGGCGCCCGACATCCAATTGGATGCAGACGTTGCCGGAGGCCTCCACTGCACACCCGCGATCCGTAGACGCGTCCTTTGGAACTGTAAAGAACCGATTGGCGCGCCGAAGGGGCTTAGGGTTGTAGAGCTTCGAAAGCTCCGTGCCCTCGATGGAGTGTAACACAACAGCTGAGCTGTGTGGGTAATAGGTAAGGGAAGATGACATCTTGTCAGGTATTGTTATGGCCATACCGCGATCAGACAACGTGGAACCCGGCGAGTAACGCGGGTTAAGGCGCTGTGGAAGCGGTCCTAGAACCTTAGTAACAACGCTCCGCCATCGACTGATGAAGTCGAGGATGGAAACGTCGTTCAGATCTAGTGACCCGTGACGCAGGTGCTTCAGATAGCCGTTCGTACGGTGGCATAAAGCCTCCGCCTTATAGAACGTCTTCACTGCAGCAGCTTTTCGGGCCTCACGGCTGGAAAAGTCGTCTATTGCCAGTTTCCTGACAAACTCCACAATGAACAGGTCATCCCGATAAGACTGCGCCGAAGCGTATGTCTCAGGGGGGCCTAAACGCATGCTTTGTGCACGCGTCCACTCACCCTTGGCCGCAAACCGCGCAAGCGCAGCAGCAGCTGGGGTGGCGATTTCTCGGCAGATTTTCTGCACGAGGCCTTGGACTTGGTCCATGAGTGCTCCCTACTTAGTTAGCAGAGGTGGCGTCACGCATCATAGCCTTGAAGAGGGCATGCTGCAGGGCGTTCACCGTGAAGGCGATAAAATCGTCCTTCTTCGCTTCCGGGTAATCCATCGGCACCGAGATTTTCACGTTCACTTCTGCGGCAGAGCCAACATTGGTGAGACCTGTTACGGTGTCGTTGTAGGATGAGGGATAACGGAATTTCTCCGTCAACACACGACCCCGAGGGGTCTTGTGGGCACTCGCCGTGATGCGAGGGAAGACCGAAGAAATGGTGCCTTCTTTAAGGGCCCATTCAGCGATGCCTCCATCGCCCGCGGAAGGCGAAATCAGTTCGAACGTCTTGTCGACATTCGCCGCGTTTTTGATAACCAGGTTAATTGCCTGTGGCATGATAAAGTCCTACATAGTGAGGTTAGTTACTCGGTGTATTCGCTTCGGCCTCGAAGGCCTGGGCGAACCAAACCAGCTAGCTTACTGAAACGCTGTGTGAAAAGCGAAGCAGCCATAGCAGCTGTTCCCCAGTTGGCTTCTGGGAGCCGGAACGTAAGTCCCGGCGTCGGCGGTAAAGCCGACGGCGTGCGTCGAATGTCGGTGCCGCGGTATGACCCGCGAGCTTGTGCGGTTGCCCGCACCCAACGGTAACGCACTGATGTCGTCTTGTGCATATCATCAAAGGACAGCCCAGCAAAGTCGGTGACCTGCTGAACAAGTTGCCCTGTGTTGACAAACATGTTGACGACGAACGACCACGGGACTAGGTCCCAAATGACCGTGGCAGGATTGAGTAAACCCGCGCGCTCAGCTAACCAACGGTTCGGATTGGTAATCCGAACGCCAGCGCTGTAAGCGACGCGAGCCTCAGCTACGTAATAATCTATGGTGGAGAACTGAGTTTCCGCCATAGAGCGCGCAGACACCGAGATAAACTCGTGTTCGTCTGCAAATTGCGTAACCTCATACACAGCTTTGTGTATGTCCTGCAGTAGAGGTGTCCAGCCGAAGATCACCTCTAGGTGGAACCCCGCCACCTTTTCAGCGTGACGTGTCTTCGGGTAACGGCGTGAGCCGTCGACCCTGAACAAGTCGGCTGCAATGGCGGTGCACCGGCGATTGAGGAACGCGTAGCGGTCCACAATCATTTCCCTGGCCTGCTTCGCAGAGGCCAGAGTAACACCAAGGCTTGCCGAACCCCAGTATAATTTGCCACGCATCTTGCTGTAGCATTGCTCCTCAAGCTTAGATATCCGCAACAGGTTGAGTACCTGGTATGGGATGTCGCTGCCATTCGGAGCACGCTTAGCTAAGTGCGACTGATACCCACGCTCAAACCGAGTATGGACTATTCGGCCGGCGAGAAGTTGAAACGGGTTATTCCGCAGAATGAGCTTCCCTTTCGGGTCGCGGTCTGAGGAACGCCAGTTCTTCACTCGCCAGTTTCGAACAAATCCATATTCGTCGGGTGGATCAGACAGATTTTCTGTTGGCATGACGCCTCCTAGTTGTACTAGATTTTGCGAATTGCAAGCGTCATAGAGACATACGCCGCTCTCAAAGGGACAAACCTTTTGAGGGCG